GTTCTCAGATTGCTGGTCGGGGTTGCCATGTTGCACTTCTTGATGATGTTATGTCAGAAGAAGATGCGTTTTCGGAAGCTGGTCGCAGATATATCAAGGAATGGTATCCTGCTGGTCTACGGACACGTTTAATGCCGAATGGTAGTGTCGTAATCATAAATACACGATACCATGAAGATGATATCTGCGGCTGGCTTCTGGAGACACAGAAGGAAAGACAGAAAGAAACAATATTCGATAACGGGGAAGATCAGATAGATATTGATGAATGGGAGGTTATCAAGATACCAGCATGGCTTGATGACGAATCTTCTGATATCTTGGGGCTTCCTGTAGGTTCTTCCTACTTTCCTGAATGGAAACCTAATGAATTGCTGAAGAAAGATGAGATTGAGATACGTTCTCAAAACGGTAGTAAATACTGGCAATCTCTCTATATGCAAGACCCAACACCGGATGATGGTGGTATTCTGAAAAAGGATTGGTTCCAGATTTGGGAATACAGTGATGATCCTCCTGATTGCGATTTTATTATCCAGACCTGTGATACAGCGTTTTCTGCTAAGACTACTGCTGATTATTCTGTTATTCAAACTTGGGGAATATTTACTAGGGTTATGACAGATAGCTACGGAACGGAGGCTATGGTGTCCAATTTAATCCTTCTCAGTAACATGCGAGAAAGATTAGAGTATCCAGAGTTGCGTAGTACTGCACAAGAGATGTATGATAGTTATGAACCAGATGTTATAATAATTGAAAAGAAAGCGTCAGGTCAGTCTCTCATTCAGGATATGCGGAGGGCTGGCTTGCCTATTCTTGAATATAACCCTGATAGAGATAAGGTTACTAGAGCTAATGCCTCAACACCAATACTTGAAGCTGGAAGAGTTTGGGTTCCTAATAAACCTTTTGCACAGGATTTAATTAATGAAGCTGCCGCCTTTCCCCATGCAACCTATGATGACCAAGTGGATGCAATGGTAATGGCGATCTTGTATATGAAAGATGCATGGAAAGTTGATCATCCATTGGATGCCTTTCAGATACATGAAATTGAAGAAAATTATCATAAACCCAAACGGGTTGGCTATTGGAGGATTTAAAAATGTCTTTAAGTGAAACGATACGCAAGACTCGCCAAAAACGTAAAGAGGCGGCTTGGGAAAAAAAAATAGATACGAAGGAAAAAGCTCGTCAAGAACGTATGAAAAAGAAACGGGCTATTGATAAAAAATGGAAAGGCCGTGGAGCTACAGG